AAAGCAAGGGTAAACGGGTTTGAGCCACCTATCCCCTCCGAAGGCGCACTCTACCGCACAGAACTAGACGTAGACCCTGACACCCTACTGGATTGGGATAAGCCGCTGAGTGAGCAGAGTGAGAGTGTTAGGGATGCGGTTGATAGGGTAATTGCAAAACACCCTGCAAAGAGTGATTACTGGCTGAACAAACCTAGCTTGGCAGATAAAGATTATTGGACGGGTGAGCATATTTATTATGCCCTTGGAAAAGATGCCAAGGCAGCAGGTGTTGGTACAGACGCAAGCAGGACTGTAAACGCTCCGCAAAGAAGGGCGTGGTCATCCAATGAGTTATTGCAGGAAGGCATCCCCGGCATACGCTACCTAGACGGTGATAGCCGCAACCGCCCAGCAATCGACATACAAAATGAGTTTCTTAATGAGCTGCCAGAAGATGCCAGCATTGAAGAAGTGGTAGAAATGCTTGGCACTGGTCAATTTTCGCCAAAGAACGAAGAGTTAATTAGTGCATTAGATGACGATAATTGGCTTGGTTTTGATTTCCCTGCTCAAGCAATATCGGTAGCACTTGGCAGAAACGCCAGCAATTATGATGTATCCCCAAGACTGACTCAGGCTGTTAAAAATGCCCAAGTTGATAACCCGACATCCAACTACGTCATGTTCGATGACTCTAAAATATCAATCAAAGAGCGCGGCATGGCTACTCCCGCAGCATTGGCTGCAACTGCGGTAGCAGGCGGGGCTGGAATAGGCCCGGCACTTAATTTGTCTGATATTGCTGTTGGCGGGGCAGAGACATCAGCCTTGCAACCACTGGCTGACCAAGAATACATTGATGAGGCTCCTGTTCGAGAGATGGAGGGTGCGACTGGCGCTCTGATTATGGAGCTTTTGCAGGAAACTCAGCGGTCAAGTCAAGAGTTCTCAATGCAACATGCTGCAAAGGCCGAGTTACGCGCAGCAAGAAAGGCTGAAGTATTAAGGGCTACCGGCGTGGCTGTGAATATTGCTAAAGGTGTGGTGGCTGCGCCGTGGAAGGGTCTGGCAGGCATTAACGCTTTAGGGACTAGCCTGTTTGCTGGCACTGGGCTTGATGAGGCCATTAACATTGCAGGCAACACTGCCCAAATGAGTAACGACCAAGCCGTTGACCAAGGGTTTGCGTTTTTGGATAAGCCAATGCAGGGCTATCAGGGCATGGCTAGTGTGGCCGCTGGGCTAGTGACTGGCGAGGGAATCCAAGGTGCTTTAAACGCTGGCGCAGATACAGCTAACCGATCAGTTGATGAAAATGCTCGACTCTACGGTGATATAGTCTACGAGGGCATGGATCAGTACGATGCTACTCGGCCACTAGCTCCAGCTTTTGGCGCTTTAACCTATGGTGGAATGTTAGTAGGCGCACCATTTTAGGCCGATCCCGGCCAAGGCTCGCGGCCTGTCTCCGTGAAATAAGGATGTAATAATGAGCGACACCGACAACGATGTATTTATTGAAGGCACTGACAGCGAGCCAGAGGTCGAGGTAGAGGATACCTTAACCACTGAGACTGAGGTTGAGACTGAGGCTACTGAGGAGAAAGAGGCAGAGGTTGCCAAAAAGCCAAGAGTGGAATTCTCGCCAGAGCAGCAGGAAGTCTATGATGAGTCTTTGAGGAAGAAAACAGCTAAGACAGCAGAGGCTCGCGCAGAAGCAGAGCAACTACAGCAAAGACTCCAGCAAGCAGAGGAGAAACTGGCGCGGTATGACCAGCCGCAACGCCCACAAGTCCCGCCAGAGCCTAACTACCTAGATGACGATTACGAGCAGAAGATGGGCCAATACGCTCAAGCTCTGCGTAATCAAGCCTCCTACGATGCAGAAATGGGCTTTCAGCAGCGTCAGTATGAGCAGAGCATGTGGGAGAATGACCAGAAGATAAGAGAACGGCAGCAGAAAACTGTTAGCGATTATGCTGAAAAAGTCACCAAACTAGGCATTGAAAAGGCTGTAATGGCTAAAGCAGGCCCGGCAGTAGCAGCAGCCATATCTGCCTATTCTGACCCCAATCAGCCAAATGATTTGCTGGAGTACATTCTTGCAGACGAGCATGGCCCTTTGTTGACAGAATACCTGTATAACAACCCTGAAGAACTCACAAAGTTGGCATCAGCCGGGGCAATGCAAGCTGGCGAGCTTATGCACAGCATCAAGAGCAAGGCTATCTCAGGCAGGCGCAAGAAGTCAGCAGGCCCGGCTCCACTTGAGAACCCTGAAGGCGTTGGTCTGGGTGAGCCTGATGGCGATGATAAATGGGGAACATATTCCTAGTTGACTACCGTGGCCTGTTGTGTTTACAATTGGTCACGGGGTATTCAATTAGCCCGGATCGCCGGAATATCGTCAGACAACGGCACTGACAACCCAACGGTCACTTGTCCGTAACAAGGTTTGCTGGTTAATTCACCGGATGACAGCGCCCGGAAGTTGTAGCACTAAACTTTCTTGCCTATTATAAGGGGATTATTCCAATGGCTAATGATTTTGCATCGAACTTTACGCGGCAACTCGCTCCCATCATCCTGAAGGGATTCGAGACTAACCGCGTACTCTCAAAAAATGTTGACACACAATTGCTGGAAGGCAAGTTCTCTAAGGCTGACACCGGAGATACTGTTGACTTCAAGCGCCCTACTGACTATGTAAGTGTTCGTACTGGACAAGGAGACATTACTTCCTCCACAGCTTCAAGTATTATCACAGGCAAGGCATCAGGCGTTATCCAAGACTATTTCACTGTATTCGTTGATTATGATGAAGCTGATGAAGCAGTCAAAATGTATCAGAAGAATGAGCTTGTAAACATTCCTATGATGAATCGTCTGGTGACTGACTTTGAATTAGACTTTGCTAAGTTTATGATGAAGAACAGCGCACTGAGCTACGGAACAGCCGGTACTGCGGTTGCTAACTGGTCTGACGTTGCTGGTGCTGGCGCGACTATGGAAGCTAATGGTTGCCCCAAAGACGATATGTGGTGCTACGCAATGAACCCGTTCACTCAGGTAGCTTTGGCTTCTGAGCAACGCGCTCTTGGCGTTAATCCTGAAGTCAAATACGCTAACGACAAGGCTCTTATCAAAGAGAACTTTGCTGGTATGCGTGTATTGTCTGCAACATCACTGGCAAGCTACAACACTGGTGCTTTTGCTGATCGTACAGGTACTTTAACTGCTGCACCCACTCCGGGCTATGTAGCCGCTAAGGACACAATGACGCAGGTATTAGCTGTAACAGCTTTGCAAGCCAACATTGTAATCCCAGCAGGAACTACGGTAACAGTTGCAGGCTCTCACCGCCTCAACCTGTCTACCCGACAGCCTGTTATTGACAGCACTGGCGCACAGGTACTGTGGAGCGCAACTGTAACAACTGACGTAACCCTAAACGGTTCAGGCGCAGGAAACTTAACAGTTACCGGCCCTGCTATCCAAGAGGCTAACGGACAGTACAATACAGTTGATACTGCACTGGCTAACGGCGCTGTTGTAACTCTCACAGGCGCGGCTAGTAAGATTATCCAGCCTAACCTGTTCTGGCATAAGCAAGCCTTCTCCGTAGGTTCTGTTCCCATCAAGAAGCTCTACAGCACTGATACTTTGGCACAGACCAAAGACAATCTTATGCTGCGTGTCTCTATGGGTTCTGACTTCTTGGCGAACAAGCAAAAGGTACGGATTGACTTCCGTCCTGCTTACGGCGCAATGAATCCTTTCATGGCCGGTCAGGGCTTCGGTACTCCGTAAACTAAGACGTTTACATTGTACTTTTGGAGTCAATTAGGTGGGCGGCTTACTGCTAGTATGTCGCCCATTTTTACAAGCAAAAAGGATAATTCTATGTCTGATCTTATTGAATACATTCGACAAGACGGCACTAAGCTACAAGTCGCTCCCTCTTCTGTATCTGCCGCCGAGAAACTTGGCTGGAAGACTTCTGAACAAATGAAGGCTGCTAAAAAGCCTAAAGCGGTTCCCAAAAAAGGGACTAAGTAATAGTGTCAACTCTAATTGATAACACAGCAGGCTTTACCCTTACTGAAGGGCTTCTTGATTTTGTTATTAGCGGCAACTCTGGGATGTATGATTCTATTGTTAGCAATGCAGTTGACGGTGTTGAGTATGCGTATAAAGCGAAATTTTCCGATGGGGTTACTGCTGGATATGAGTCCGGGAAGGGCGTGTATAGCTCTGCCACTAGCTCGATAGCCAGAACAACCATCTTCACCTCTAGCAACTCTGGAGCAAAAGTAGATTTTGCCGCCGGGCAGAAATTTATAGCACTTGTTTCCAACAAAGAAACTATTAACAGCATGGCTGGAAAAGTTGAAAGCACAAGCAACAAGATACTAACGGCAGCAGAGCGAAACATAATAAGCGCGTTCACTTTTGCTGCAAGTGTTGTCACTGTTGTTGGCGGGACACTTGTTAGCTTGGCGAGCGTGGGCATTGGCACAGCTACTCCAGCAGCAACAGCTATACTGGACGTACAAAGCACAACCAAGGGCTTGCGATTTCCTAATATGACAACAACACAAAAAAATGCCATTAGCGCATCAGCCGGAACAGTGGTTTTTGATACAACGCTTTCTAAGCTATGTGTTCACACTGGATCGGCATGGCAAACAATAACCTCTGCATAGAAAGGAACTAGAAAATAATGTCCGTACTAATTGACAATGTTGCAGGGTTTACAGTTACAGAGGGGCTTCTTGATTTCGTTATAAGCGAGAATTCTTCTCAGTACAGAGCTTTTTCTGGTAGCGCAGTTGATGGCGTTGAGTATGCTTACAAGGCTAAATTCTCTGACGGTACTACTGCCGGGTACGAGACAGGGAAAGGGATATACACTTTAGCCACTAACTCCATATCTCGAACAACCATATTTACATCCAGCAATGCTAATGCAAGGGTAGACTTTGCTCCGGGCCAAAAATTTGTGGCTCTGGTTTCTGACAAGGAAACAATTGAAAGCGAAAGCGGGACAGCACTTCTTTCTTTAGCCAATACATGGACAGCCGTTAACACGTTTAATGACAGCGTTACTGTCGGTGGAAGCGTTACTGTCGGTGGAAGCGTTACTGCCCAAAATATTGACGGCTGGTTGGCACAGTTTCCTGCTGGAAGACCTATTTTTATTGTTGGCACTGGGCAAAGCAATAGCACTGGCCGTGGCCCTAACGTATCTGTTACAACGAATACAAATGTTAAAGACTGGGCTTCTGATGGGTCTGGAGGCGCACAAACTTGGAGAACACCAAATACAGAAACCGCAACTGTCAAAGCTGACTATTCCGCTGCCGCAGATTACATTGGATACAAAGAAGGCCAATTTGGAAACATCCATATTTCAATGGCTAACTTTATTGCCCAAAGATCGGGACGAACAGTATATGTTCTACAGGTTGGCAGGGACGGTGCGCCTTCTGCTTACTGGAACCCAGCCGTACAACCTGCTGGTCAAGCTACATATACAACATTAAAAGACGCAATGACGGCTGTTCTTGCTACTACTGAGTTGACTACTTGGAGCATAGACAAGCCTGACATTCTTAATATTATGCAAGGCGAATCCGACGCTGGTGCTTTGCTCGCTTTGTTCCCCACTAGCCCCACTCTAGGTGGAGATACATGGGCGGATAACTGGCTGAGTTACATGAAAAACGCCAGCACTAATTGGTTTGCAGAAAACCATACCAGAGTGTTTGTTTATGACGTTAGTGACACTGCGAACTGGGGGCCAACATCTCAGCCAAACGCACCGTGGAGATGGAATGGCGTTAGCGCACTTGTTGAAACAGGCGGAAACTTTTTTGAATATGTAAGCTCAGTAGGTATTCCAGTGGGTGCTGGCGCGGAAGAAGTGCATTTCTCAGGCATAGGCTCTAATCTTCAAGGAGAGATAGGAGCAAAAATTGCACTGGGTGAAATTAGCCCAGCAAGCCCTGTTCTAACAAGAGGACACCCTACTTTTAATAGAGTAAAGGTCTGGACGGGAACGACAGTGGCAACTGCTTCAGCCACAGATTCTATTGTTATTGGTACTTTTGAAATGGCTCCCTCCTCTTCATCACGTTATTCAGGGATTGCCACCCTTGAATCATTGGGTGCTGATGATGCAATATTCGCGCAATGGACTTTGAATGTAATCCCTATTTTTGGAATTCTTGTATCAGCGACACTGGGCCTCCCGTTTGGACACAACCCCGCAGGGGGGGCGCATGACCCTGTAAGCCCTCCCATGCTATCTATTGAAACTGGTGGGGTAACAGCAACTGGGGTGCAGCTTACGGTAACAGGTCAGATAGGAAGAGGGACTCAAAAGCACAGGCTGACATTTGTTTACAACGATATAAGCGGGATTTAAACAATGACAACTGCTGCATCACCTACTGCCTCAATAGCAACCGCCTCTGCTGGATCAGTTGGGCCTTTGCCTCCGTCAACTCCGATCACGGTGCAGCCTTCTGCCTGTTTTGGCTTGAGAACCGCAGGCTATGTAATTAACAAAGCACTCCTTTTGACAATGGTGCAGGGTGCTGATTCTGCTTGGGAATCTGACGAGTATGAGGACGCGCTTGATGCTTTAAACGATTACATGGCTTCTCTGGAGGGTCAAGGAATAAGACTAGGTTATCGCCGGGTCTGTAATATTTCCGACATTGTGACTGTATCCGACGGTGCTATTCGAGGGATTATTGCCAGTCTTGCCATAGAGCTATCTTCACAGTTTGGCAGCACTGTTTCCCCGGCATTGTTTAAGCAGGCCAAGGAAGGTATGCGAGCTATCCGCAGAGAGGCCATCAGAAGCGGTGTAACACGATACCCCAACACATTGCCTAGAGGGTCAGGCAGCGAGGGCTGGTATGGAAGCGGGTTTAGCCATTATTATAATTCATCGCCCTTTGCTACGATCTCCATGTCTGCCAATAGACGAGAGACTGAAATTTCTGTTGCGGCTGGAGCAGAGAAGGCTCAAGGAATATGGCAAACGCTAAGGTTTTCTGGCCTAGAAGTTGACGTTAGTGGCCGCATTAGAAACACTGGCCCAAGGGTTCGCGTACCAGTTAATGCTCAGTTCACACTGTCATCTCCTAGCGAAATTCTGACAGGTCTTGTGGGCTTTTCAAAAAACGGCTGGATGGATATTTACGTTACTACGCCAATTAACGTCACTCCTGTATCGGTTACTCTGGCTGGAACTATCACATTGGAG